ACTCACTCGGCTGAGTATGTAGCCCGCATCACTGGCGGCGGCGCCAATGAGATTAAGCTGTCAGGCACTGAGGGAAGCTCAAACTACTACCTATTCACGGTGAGCAGCGCCACATCGGCGGACTTCGCGCCGGGCGTATATCACTGGCAGCTTGAAATCACCGAGACTTCAAGTGGCAACAGGATTGTCGTTGATCGTGGCGACTTTCAGGCTGTTGCTGATCTTGACAACAATCAAGCTGATCCGCGCATTCACGCTGAAATCATGGTCGCCAAGATCCAGTCCATCCTGGAAGGTAAGGCCGACAGTGATGTCAGCAACTACAGCATTGCTGGCCGCTCAATCAGCAAGATGACCTTCGATGAGCTTCTTGCAGCGAGAGATAGATACAAGGCTGAGGTTGTTGCTCACTACAACAAAGAGCGCGTCAAGCGTGGCAAGACGAATGGCGCGACAGTAAAAGTTAGGTTTGTCTAAATGGGCATCTTCGACTTCTTTAAGCGACCGACAAAGCAGCCTAGCTTTCAGCGCCGTAACTACGCAGCCGCCAGCAAGGGGCGGCTTTTCGCTGACTTCGTGGGCAGCAATCGTAGTGCCGATAGCGAAATCCGCTGGGCGCTGCGCGATCTTCGCAACAGGTCGCGCGACCTAGAGCGGAACAACGAATACTTCCGCCGCTACTTGCAGCTACTGCGGACCAATGTGGTTGGTGAGAATGGCTTCCGACTGCAAGTCCGTGGTCGAGACATCAATCGCAACATTGACGTTCTGGGCAATCAACTCGTTGAGGATGCGTGGGCAGAATTTTCCCGCCGAGGGAATTGCACCGCTGACGGTCGTATGAGCCTGATCGACTTGCAGAACCATGTTATCACGGGCATGGCGCGTGATGGAGAGGTGTTCATGCGCGTCGTTAAGGGCAAGTTCCTGCGACACGGCATTGCGGTTCAGGTCATTGAGCCTGATCGCGTTGACGAGGAGATGAACGAGCGCTACCGTAATGGTAACGATGTCCGCATGGGCGTTGAACTTAATGAATACAAGGCTCCGGTCGCCTACCACATCCTGCTAAATCATCCCGGAGATTACGACTATACCACACTGGCGTCAGGCACGAAGCGCGTCCGAATCCCGGCCAGTGAGATTATGCACATCTATCGCGCCGAGCGGGCAGATCAGACTCGCGGTGTGCCGTGGTCAACTGCTGCCATATCTGCACTCAAGATGTTGCACGGGTATCGGGAAGCAGAGCTTGTCGCCGCGCGAACCGCTGCATCTAAGATGGGCTTCTTCACATCTCCTGCCGGAGATGGGTTCATGCCTGACGGATACGAGGAAGCCGGCGGACAAGGATCGCCCATATACGAGGCAAGCCCTGGCACGTTCGCGCAACTGCCTGCTGGTGTTGAGTTTACTCCCTTCGATCCTTCGCACCCAACCTCTGCATTTGCCGACTTTGAGAAGTCAATCCTGCGCGGAATCGCTGGCGGTCTTGGGGTTAGCTACACATCTCTGGCTAACGACCTGGAAGGCACAAGCTACTCGTCTATCCGTCAAGGCGCACTTGAGGAGCGGGACTTCTATCGCACACTTCACAAGTTCATGGTGGAGCATTTCCTAGACCCGCTCTATCGGATCTGGCTCGATCATGTGATTGAGTTTGGACACACCTCAATCACTGGTCCTGGCAAGTATGAGAAGTTCAGCCGTGAGTTCCTGTTCCGTGCGCGTGGCTTCCAGTGGGTTGACCCGCTCAAGGAAATCAATGCTGCTGTCGTCGGCCTGCAAAACGGCATCTTGAGCCATAGCGACATTGCCGCCAACTATGGCCGCGATGCTGAGGATACGTTTGCCGCGATTGAGCAGGATAAGAAGATCGCTGAACAGTATGGCCTAAGAATGGCCTACGAGCCGTTCGGAGAGAAGCAGCCGGTCCAAGCTGACATTGATGGAGACGCTGTTGCCGTATAAGCCCACAGACGCGATGAAGACTGAGGCACAGCGCGGCCTCGATTGGCGCAGCGAGCATGGTCGTGGCGGCACAGAGGTCGGCATTGCTCGGGCGCGGGACATTACCAACGGCAAGAATCTGTCGGAAGAAACCGTCAAGAGAATGTATTCATTTTTCAGCCGTCACGAGGTTGATAAGCAAGCCGAGGGCTTCAGCCCCGGTGAAGATGGCTACCCGAGCAATGGTCGCATTGCTTGGGCGCTTTGGGGCGGAGACGCTGGCTATTCGTGGAGCCGCAAGATCGCCAAATCACTGGAAGGAGAGCGCTCTATGCAAGATATAGAGACTTCTGATACTATGCCCCAAGATATTGAGGGTGTAGCTATGGAACATACCGAAGAAATTCAGGCCGAGGAAGTCCGCCAGGATGAGGTTTCGGTCGAAGAGCCGCAGGCGGAAGAGCATGAGGCTCGCTTCAGCCGTGAGCAAATGAAGACGCGCTCTATGGGCGCTGAAGCAAAGATCATTGACGAAGAAAAGCGCACCGTCCGCATCGCTGTCAGCAGCGAGGAGCCGGTTGAGCGCTCATTCGGCAAGGAAATTCTGGACCACAGCGCTCGCAGCGTTGACCTAGACTTCGCACGGTCTGGTCGGATGCCGCTCCTGCTGGACCATGACCCGCGCCAGCAAATCGGCGTGGTGGAAAACGTAGAGCTTGATGGCTCGGCGCGGCGTCTCCGCGCGACGGTTCGTTTCGGGAGAAACGGACTGGCCAAAGAGGTCTTCGCTGATGTGATGGACGGTATCCGTTCTAACATCTCTGTTGGCTACGCAGTCAACGCAATGGATCGTGAAGGCAAGGATAGCTACCGGGTCAATTCATGGTCGCCAATGGAGGTATCGGTCGTCTCGATTCCCGCTGACAGGACAGTCGGCGTTGGTCGCGCGGCAGAGACTTCACCCGCAAAACCAGTAACTGAAACTCCCACTATGGAGAGAAAAATGACTGAAGAAGTCAAAATCGACATGGAAGCGGTGAAGGCCGAAGCTGCCCGCACTGCTGCTAAAGAGACTGCCGAGATTTATCGTCTCGCTGCCAAGCACAACAAGCGCGATATGGCTGACGAAGCCCTGCGCGATGGCACCTCGCTTGCTGAGTTCCGTGGCAAGCTGCTCGACGTGATCGGCTCCAAGCCGCTCGACGACAGCAACATCGGCCTCACCAAGAAAGAAGTTCGTCAATTCTCGCTGATGAACGCCGTTCGTGCGATGGCCAACCCCTCGGACCGCAAGGCCCAAGAAGCCGCCGCTTTCGAGTTTGAAGCTGCTGCTGAAGCTGCCCGCCGTGACGGCATTGACCCCCAAGGTCTTTACATCCCGTCCGATGTTCAGCGTTCTTGGAAACTGTCGAAGCGCGATCTGAACACCTCTGACGACAGCGCGATGGTGGCGGAAGCCTACCGTGGCGGTGACTTCATTGATGTCCTTCGCAATGCTTCGTCGGTTATGGCCGCTGGTGCGACCATGCTGACCGGCCTCAAAGGCGATGTCAAAATCCCGCGCAAATCCGCCGCTTCGACCGCTGGCTGGATTTCGTCGGAGGGTGGCGCCGCTGCTGAGAGCGAGCCGACCTTCGGCCAAGTCACCATGTCCCCGAAGACCCTCGGTGCCTTCACCGACATCACTCGTCTGATGATGATGCAGTCCTCGCTCGACATCGAAGCCCTGATCCGCAACGACCTCGCAACTGGTCTTGCTCTGGCTATCGACAACGGCGGTCTGCAAGGTTCGGGTTCGGCTGGTCAGCCGACCGGCATCAAGAACACCTCGGGCATCAATGCTCCGACCGCGTTCGCTGGTGTCAACCCGACCTATGCTGAAGTTGTTGCGATGGAAACCGCTGTTGCTGAAGACAATGCTCTTCTCGGCAACCTGGCCTACATTCTGCCCGCCTCGATGTACGGCGCGCTGAAGACCACCGCGAAAGACAGCGGCTCGGGCCAGTTCGTCGTTGAGCCGGGTGGCACGATCAATGGCTACCGCGCAATCGTGTCGAACCAAGTCACCGCTGGTGACCTCTACTTCGGCAACTTCGCGGATCTGCTCATTGGTATGTATGGTGGCCTCGACATTACTGTCGATCCGTACACCGCCTCGACCAGCGGCACCGTTCGCATCGTCGCTCTGCAAACCTGCGATGTGGCCGTCCGCCACGCTGTCAGCTTTGCAGTCAACAATGACGGCGCGTAATGCTAACTTGGGAGAGCCACAAAGGCTCTCCCTCCCCTGACCGGGAGGGCCAGAAGATGAAACATTATGTCGTACTCAAATCGTGCAATGCAGGCGGCGCCCGCCGCAATGTTGGCGATGTCGTTGAGTTGACCGACAGTGAGGGCAATGCCCTCATCCAGATGCGCCGGGTGTCCGTCGCTGATGCACCGAAGCCGGCTGCGAAGCCTGCCGCCATGAAGAAGTCAAACCGCGCCGTGAAGCTGGAAGACAGTGACGTGGCGCCCTTGGAGACGCGAGAAGAAGATGGCGCTTCCGATAGCGAGTGACCTCGCGGCTATCCTTGATGTAGATGAATTTGCCACTGCGATCACCTATCGCCGCAAAGCAGCAATGGGTGACGCGACCATTTACGGCATCTTCGACAACGAGACAGTCCCCGTCGATATGGGCGGGGCTGTCCCTGTCAGCCAAGAGCAGCCGAGAGTTACTTGCCGCACGGCGGACATCCCATACGTCTCCGAGACGGACGAGATGATTGTCTCTGGTGTTAGGTATATCGTCCGTATGTGGACGCATGATGGCACTGGCGTATCCGTTGTAATGCTGGAGAAGCAATAATGGCTCACGTCCGCAGGCAAGTAAGAGACAAGATGGTGGATGTGCTGAAGGCTGGCGTATCGCTGGTCAATCGGCGCGTCTATGCCTCTCGCATCTATAGCCTGACACAAGACAAGCTGCCCGCTCTTGTCGTGACGACTGTATCGGAGAGCAGCGAGCTTATGAATATGGGTTCGACAAAGAACCTAGATCGTAGCGTCAGCATAAGTGTTGATGTTTACGTCCGAGCTACCGAGACTTTTGATGATGACCTCGATGCGATTTGCGTTCAGGTCGAAGAGGCAATCGGTGGGAATTTCTATCTTGATGGTCTGTCAAAGAATACCGTTTTGACATCCACTGAGGTAGAATTTAGTGGCGAGGCAGAGCAGCCAGCAGGCGTTGCCCGCTTAACGTATGACGTTCGCTATGTTACAAGTGTTGCGGACGTTGAACTGGCCAAATAAGGAGGCTCCTCATGGCTACACACACTGGAAGCGAAGGAACCGTAAAGGTCGGTGCCAACGCTATTGCAGAAATCCGCAGCTTCTCGCTCGAAGAGACGGCGGACACACTTGACGACACCACGATGGGCGACACTGCTCGCACGTTCAAGTCGTCTCTGACTTCGTTCAGCGGTTCGGTTGATGTCCTTTGGGATGAAACCGACAGCAGCGGTCAAGGCGCTCTCACCATCGGCGCTGAAGTCACCCTGAACCTCTACCCCGAAGGCGATTCCGCTGGCGACACTTACCTGTCCGGCACGGCCATCGTCACTGGACGCTCGATTTCGTCGTCGCATGACGGTCTGGTCGAGATGTCCATTTCGGTGCAGGGTTCTGGCGCTCTAACCACTACCACGGTGTAATGGTATGAGCATTGCAAGCCGCATAGCAGCCAAACGGGCTGAACGGGAGCGCGGCTCTGTTGAAGTCGAGGAGTGGGGTGATGATGCCCCACTCCTTCTCTACTTCTCAGAGGTTACGGCACGGGATATTGAGCGCATCCAGCGCAAACATAAAGATTTCCTGTCCATGCCAACCCTTTCAGCAATGGTAGAGACTATTATCCTCAAGGCTGAGGATGAAGCTGGGGAGAAAGTATTTACGTTGGAGGATAAGCCTATTCTGATGGGGGAGACTATCGGAATTATCGCCAAGGTATTCGGTGCTATACTTGGCTCAACTGATGTTGAGGAGCATGAAAAAAACTAAGGGGCGACCCATTCAGAATGAACCTCATTGCCTTGGCTGACAGACTTGGGAAGACCATCGCAGAGATTGAGGAAATTACTCTCGGAGAGTATAATGAATGGGTCGCCTACTTTAAGATCGTAGAGGAGTTGGAGAAAAATGGCTCGAAACGCTGATATGGAGTTTCGCATTGACGCCAACGTCACTGGCATCCCTGCGATACAGGCAGTCCAGAACAAGCTGAGAGGCTTGGAAGGGCAGATGACACGCTCACAACGCGCCGTCAATCAATACGGCGGCAGCGTTAGCGATGCCCAGCGCCGCACTCGGCGCTTTGCAATGGGTGCATTGCAGCAGGCTGGCTTCCAGATCGGTGACTATGCGGTCCAGGTCGCAAACGGCACAAGCAAGATGCAAGCCTTCGGCCAGCAAGGCTCGCAGCTTCTCGGCATATTTGGACCGTTTGGTGCCATCCTTGGTGCTGGCGTGGCAATCTTCTCCGCATTTAGTATTGCCGCGTCCCGAAGTGGTGCAAGCGTTGGCGAATTGGGCGCAGCACTTGGTGTTCTGCAAGAGCCTTTTGCAGCGGTGGCTGGCGCGGTCAAATCAATGGTCGGTAATTTCTCTGGCGCAATGCAGATTATGCTCCAGAATATTGACACCGCATTGATTACGGCTGGTCTTTTTGCGACCTACATGGCCGGCAAATATGTTGCCTCTATAGCAATCGCCACTGCGTCAACAATCACTTTTCAGGGCGCAATGTATGCGATGGGCGTGG